ACCAAAAATGGACGGAAAGACACCGTGCAACTCAACAAGGGACAAGTCGATTTTTGTAGAAAAATGGGCATAAAACTTGAAGATTATGCACGAGAAGTTGCAAGGCTAGAAAAAAGGAATAATGGATAATGTCAGATCGCACAAGCCGGGATTCGCAAACCCGTGAAAAACAAGCGAGAGTTGCAGATTGGCGTCCACCTTCAGCCTTGGAAGCACCCGAAGCTCCTGTAGGGTATAAACACAGGTGGATTCGTGAGTCCGTAATGGAATACGATGACCGAAATAACGTCCACAAGCGTAGACGCGAAGGATATGAGTTGGTTCGTGCCGAGGATTATCCAGAGTTTGATGCGCCTGTGATTGACGAAGGAAGAAACGCTGGCGTAATTGGCGTTGGAGGCTTGGTTCTTGCTAGGATTCCTGAAGAAATTGCGGATCAGCGTAATGCTCATTACCAGAACACTACGCAAAACCAAATGGAAGCTGTGGATCGTGATTGGATGCGTGAATCCAATGCCGCGATGCCAAAGCTAAAACCGCAACGTAGCTCCTCTGTGTCCTTTGGTGGACCCAAAGGGGTAGCTGATAATTAGGAGATAAAAAGATGGCTAATCAAGATGCCGCCTTTGGCCTACGCCTTTCGCGTTCAGGTAATGGCTCCGATTTGATTGGCATGCAGAACAAATACCGCATTGCGGCTAACTACGGTACTTCAATCTTCCAAGGTGACATTGTAAAAGCTGTCACGGGTGGTGGTGTTGAGCGTATTGTGGCTGGCGCAACGGATCTTGTTTTGGGTGTTTTCAATGGATGCCGCTATACTGATCCAACCACTGGAAAAGAAACCTTTTCCAATTTTTACCCAGCCTCTACAAATGCTGCTGACATTGAAGCTTTTATTATTGATGCACCACATGCTCAATACGAGATTCAAGCTGACGCCGCATTCCCTGTAGCGGACCTGTTTGGTAACTTCGATATTGTTGATGCCTCTGCTGGAAGCACTGTTTCTGGCACATCTCGTATGGAGATTGATGTGACAACTGGCGCGACTACCGCTGGCTTGCCTCTCAAGGCCATCGACATTTCCACTGACCCAGAGAACAGTGATGTTAGTTCTGCTAATACAAATGTAATTGTTGTTATCAACAATCATCTGTTTAGTGCTGGCACTACTGGCTTGGCATAAGGAGGCTGACTGATGGCTATTTCTCGCGCCCAACTAGCGAAAGAGCTAGAACCCGGCCTCAACGTTCTGTTCGGAATGGAATATGAGCGTTATGATGCCGAGCATGCTGAAATTTACGAAACCGAATCTTCAGATCGTGCATTTGAAGAAGAGGTTATGCTCGTAGGTTTTGGAAATGCCAACACCAAAGCTGAAGGTGCTGGAGTCCAGTTTGATTCTGCAAACGAGGCATACTCTGCTCGTTATACGCACGAAACAATCGCTCTTGCGTTTGCTTTGACCGAAGAAGCTATGGAAGATAACCTTTACGACCGCCTTGGCGCTCGTTACACTCGTGCATTAGCACGTTCCATGGCGCACACTAAGCAGGTAAAAGCTGCTGCAACACTGAACAACGCATTTGATGCCAACTTTACTGGTGGTGACGGCGTTGAGCTTTGTTCTGCGGTTCATCCACTTGCTGGTGGCGGAACTTTCCGCAACGAGCCGTCAACTGCTGCTGACCTCAACGAAACATCACTTGAGAATGCTCTTATCGACATCTCAACATTCGTTGATGAGCGCAATATGATCATTGCCCTTCGTGGCATGAAGCTTATTGTGCCGCCACAGCTTCAGTTTGTTGCTGATCGTCTGCTTGAGTCAACACTCCGCCCATCAACAGCGGATAATGACATCAACGCGATGAAGAACATGGGTATGTTGCCAGAGGGTTATGTAATTAACCACTTCCTGACAGATCCAGATGCGTTTTTCCTCAAGACTGATGCTCCAAATGGCTTCAAGCACTTTGAACGTGCGGCTCTTGCAACCAACATGGAAGCTGATTTTGATTCAGGTAACATGCGGTTTAAGGCTCGTGAGCGTTACAGCTTTGGATTCTCAGATCCACGTTGCGTATTCGGTTCACCGGGTGCATAATAGAAAATGTCAGTAGGGACTCTAGCAGTTCTTATAAAGAAAAGGGCGGCTTCACAGTCGCCCTTTTTTGTTATATAGTTTTCTCATCCCTGACAGACTCATTGTGAGTCTGACACTAGCCAAGACAGGAGATAAGCATGGCTAATACTACTTTTAGCGGTCCCGTCCGTTCTCAAAACGGTTTCCAAATGTTTACGAAAAACGCCACCACAGGCACTATTACCGTAACTAGCGGTGATAAAATGGCTGCGGAAGCTGTTGGTAGTGCTGGTATCGAAGGTACAGCAGCCGTATATATCACCACAGTTGTTCGTGATCACAGTGATACTTCAACTGGTGTAAACATTGTTAAATCAACAATCATGATTGATCTTACAGGTCTTAAAGATGGCGGAACTGCTGGCGATATTATTGGTAAAGACGGTTCAGGCGTTGCCTATATCGCTCAAGTTACTACAGCCAATCAAGGCACAGTTTTTGGTGTCAAAATGACATGTCTAGAAGCCCCTGCTGGTGGAAGCGCAGATATTGATTTGTTCTCAGCCACTGAAGGCACTGGTGTTAACGACACTGCTATTGGTGATCTTACAGAGACATCTATCATTAATGGCGGAACACAAGCTGCTGGAACATTTACCGCTGGTGGTGATATTGCAGCGGATCAGTACCTTTATCTTGTTAGCCAAGGCACAGGTGATGCCACATACACTGCTGGTCGTTTCATGATTGAAATTATCGGTTACGATACAGCAAGCTAAGTAGGAGGCAGATATGGCTGGTCCAGTAAGAGCCTTTAATCATGCCCAAGGGGATTCTGCTGCTGTTGTAGGTCCGGCTCGTTCTCGCATCCGTCAAATTGTAATTTTTGCAAATGCGGCTGGTGCTTTTACGATTAAGAATGGTAGTGCTTCTGGTGAAACTTTGATTACGCAGACTTTCCCTACAGGGATGCACCATCTAAATATTCCAGATGATGGCATTCTTGCTACAAGCGGTGCGTTTGTTTCTGCTTTCACTGGTTCTAGCAATCAATTAACCATTTTCTTGTCGTAGAGACAGCAATGGCTAGTTCCAAAGGGAAGATGCCCCCGCGTAATAAAAAGAATTTCCGCCCCACTAAATCTGGGGCGGGAATGACTAAAGCTGGTGTTGCCGCATATAGGCGTAAAAACCCCGGCAGTAAGCTAAAGACGGCAGTTACGGGCAAAGTAAAGCCCGGAAGTAAAGCGGCAAAGCGTAGAAAATCTTTTTGCGCTCGTTCTGCTGGACAAATGAAAAAGTTTCCTAAAGCGGCTAAAGATCCGAATAGCCGTTTGCGTCAAGCTAGAAAAAGATGGAAGTGCTAATGAAGCCTGAAGATGTTTTGCGACAACTTGAGAAGCATGAAGCTTCTTGTGACAAACGTTATGCTGATATACAGGATCAGTTAAAGCGTCTTGACACTAGACTATGGGGCATTGCTATTTTAATAGTAGCGGCGGCTGGAATGGAACAATTGTTCTGATGACCATAGGTCGTTCACAGATGGGCAAGCAAATTAGCAAGCCCCCTATGAAAAGGAAAAAAAATGCCAAAAGACGCATGTTACCGAAAAGTAAAAGCTCGCTACAGAGTCTTTCCAAGTGCTTACGCAAGCGGAGCCATCGCAAAGTGTAGAAAAGTTGGAGCCGCTAATTACGGCACTGGCGGGAAGAAAAAGAAAAAAGCTAAAAAAATGGAAAGTGGCGGCTTGGCTACTGTTGAGCCGCAAACAAGAAAGCGTAAAGTAAAAAATCAACCTAAAAATGGGATGATTGCTCGTGGGTGTGGGGCCGTACTGGAAGGGAAGAGAAAAGCTACAAGGCTTGTATGATACATGCTTTTTTACTGATTGTTTATTTAGGAACTGGCGATGATAGACAACTTGTCAGTAATGACATGTATTTTTATTCAATTACGGAGTGTAATTATTTTGCGGCTCAAACTGCAAAAAGGTATGGGAATTACACTAGCATTGAGTTGATGGACTCTAAGGATAAAGTCACAGCTTATTGTGTTCCGAAGTACATTAAAGAGGGCAGTGTGGAGGTTTACTAATGGATCCCGTGTCCGCAATGGCTACTGCTTCAGCAGCCTTTGGTGCAATTAAAAAAGGCTTTGCCATAGGCCGTGATATAGAGTCTATGGCTTCAGATCTTGGCAGATGGATGGGCGCACTTAGCGACCTAGACATGCTAGAAAAAGAAGCCAAAAATCCACCCATATTTAAAAAACTTTTTGCTGGCAAGTCTGTAGAGCAAGAGGCCATAGAGACATTTGCTGCCAAGCAAAAGGCGCAAGCACAACGCTACGAATTGCAGCAGTGGATTAGCATGACCATGGGCAGGTCAAAATGGGATGATCTTGTTCGTATGGAAGGGTCTATTAGAAAACAACGACAGGAAACTTTGTATCTACAAAGGCAAAGACGCCGTAAATTTGTAGAAGTGGTAGCGTGGATCGTAATGATTATGCTTGGCACTGGCATATTAGTTGGGTTTGTAATGTTCCTAAAAACCAC